CTTGTGCGTCGAGTACTTGGCCACTAGAACATCCCACTGGGCAGGCTCAAGCTGACGATGCAGCAACGCGTACAGGCAGCAGTCGTAATCGAACTTGTCCCGGGGTGAAAGAGTACTGCCGGTACCGCCCTGGCGCAGGTCAGCATCAATCAGCTTCTGCCATGACTGCTTGGTGCTGTTGTCGATGTTGTCTGCGGCCAGTACGCGTACCAGGGTGCCCATCACGTCTTTATATATGCCCATCGATCAATCCCCTGTGTAGTTCGATCCGCCGGCACCGCGGCGGTTGTTCTGCTCGTATTGTTCGTGGGCACCGCCGAGCGCCTTGTTCGCCTTGGCGATCTCCCCCAGCGCATCTCGCAGCCTTGCGTTGAGCACCTGCACGACATCGATAAGCGGCAAAGTCTTCAGCGTCTTACCGCACACCCACCCCGACGCATGACAGTTCTCGCAGGTCATTTGATGGAAGACCCCGGTGTAAATGCCGGTGCCGCGGCAAATGTTGCATTCGACGATGAACTTCAACTGACGCTGGAAGGACGGCCCATGCGACTTCGTCATACGGCCTCCATCAGCTGCTTGTGGACTTGATACACGTCATCACCATTGGGAAGGGTCGGCTCATGGTGGACCTGGTACTTCCCGCCGGACCGCATCTGCACTTCCAGCACCGGATCGTGGTTCACCGTGTAGATGAAGATGGCGCTGACATCAGTCGGATTCACGGCGAGTCGGGTGCGTTTGATGAGCTGAATCAGCATTTTTAAACCTCGCCTATGGTTGATTCTTGAATGGCCTCGCAGGCCTTGTGTTCTGTGGCTTCCAGCGCACTACCAGAATCTCCCGATCTAAAGCCGGTCAAGGCGTGGATTCGCTTGAAGCCCTTTGCATCTAGATACGCGCACCACCGGTCCAAGGCCTCACGCTTGCGGCTCATTACGTCCGACTGGATGTACACCTTCACGTTGTGACCCATGGCGTGGTTGATCAGCAGCTCACCAATCAGGTGGTCGATGCCAATGTCTGCCCAACCGGTACGGGCCACCTTGCGCAGGTCGTGACTGGTCCACTCGCCCTGACCCAGCCGCGTGAACACAGCGCAGGCCTGCCCCTCACTCAAAGCTTTGCCATTGCGAGACGGGAACAGAAACTGACCGTCATAGCCGTTCGCCCGCTGGATTTCGCGATAACCGATCAGCATCTGCCGTACCTGGTCGGTCAGCGGCAAATGGTGCTCGACGCCGGTCTTGGTGTTCTCGGCTGGAATGAACCACTCCCGCTCAGCAAGGCTGATATGCGACCACTGGGCCTGCCGGGTCTCACCAATGCGGGTGCCGTGGGACAGCATCATCAGGGCGAGCATGGCGTCAGCAGGCGCGTTGGCCATGGCATCCCGCAGCAGGGTAATCAGGTCCTGAAGCTGGGTGACTCGCAACCGTGACGGCTTCACCCCTACCTTTGCCTTGGAGAAGTCGCTGAACTTGACGTCTTTCATCGGGTTGGCTGAGATCAGCCGAAGCTTGAACGCCTGACGGAATGCCAACGCCAACAGCTGGAACGCTGAGCGCACGTAGTCGATGCCGATGGTTTCTTGTGCAGGCCACATGAATTGATCGTCCAGGGTGGCTTTGTTGATTGAGGCCAGTGGCACGGCCCCCAGCAACGGCTTCAGGTGGCACTTGATCAGCGAGGCGCCGGTCTTTTTGCGTTTGCTCGACAGGCTACGGTCGCGGGCCATCCGGTCGGCGTACCAGTCCAGCAACTCACCGACCAGAACCCACTTTGATAGGTTTGAACCAGCACCGGCATCGAGGCGCAGACGAATTGCCGGCAATGCGGCAACGACCTGCTTGGCATTGAGGTCAGGGAAGCTGCCGATGCGCTTCCACTCACCCTTCACCACCAGGTACCAGGAGGCACGTTCGCGGGCCTTGGTGAAACGCAGGTACAGGCCACGGTTCTCGATGTCGCGCAGATCCCGCACATCGCCAATAGCCTGTCGCTTGATCTCGGCATCAGTGATCTTGACCGCAGCGCTACTCATGCAGCCACCACGGTAGGAGGCATGCGAAGGTAGGCGCGGATCTGCTCCACCGTGTCGAAGTGGCCACGGCACACCACCGCCAGATAACCCTGGTCATTGAGCTTGCGAATGCGCTCGTATTGACTCGGCGAGATCGCGGCATCGTTCGGCGGTGTGGCCTTGAACTCGATGTACAGACCGAAGTAGCCCCCGCGAGCCATGGTCAACACCAGATCGGGAATACCGGCGACCACGCCCTGCTCTTTCAGCTTCATCGCCACAAGTACGTGCCGATGCCCGCCGTTGGGGACGTGATAGATAAGGTCAGCCACTTCCGGCATACGGATGCGTAACTCGGTCATCAGTGCGGCCTGCTCCTGCCCTTCACGGTCGACTGACTTGGCGCGTACGGGCTTTGACTTGAACAGCTTCGGGACGGCAGGCTTCATTTACGCTCACCTCGCGCAATCCGGTACCGACGATCAAGACGACGACAGGCTTCGAGGACGCCGCCGGAGGTGATCAACAGGAAGCCGAGCCACAGATGGATCAGGATTTCGCTCATACCTTTTCTCCGGTGACGACATCGATAACTTCAAAGGTGGTCGGCCACATCAGGCTGCCAAACTTCTCAGCCGCAGATTGATGTTCGAACAGCGCCACTGCGCGGTCTGGCTTATCGGTGAGGTCCCACTTGTAGCCGCAGCAGTGCACGGCGAAGCGGTACTCGGCGGGATTGGTCGGCGCAAGGCGGGAATCAGACACGGGCCACACCTCCCGAGCGCACCGCACGGAGAGCGGCCAGCGCTTGATTGCCAACCTCGGGGGTACGTTCAGCAGCCGGTGCGGCCAACTCAGCTACCGGAACTGGGCCGAGCTGCTCGCCCATCCAGACCTTGCGAACCTGTTCCAGATACCTCTTCTCGAAGCTGATCAAACCCAGTTCCCGGCTGAGCAGTGGCAGGCTGTTAAATCCAGCGGCGGCAGTTGCGTGGTAGACGGCCGGGTGAAACCACTTTGCAACGCCGTGCATCGTTGGATGGCAGTTACGCAGGGCCTGCTTGTACGCCGTCTCCACGTTCGGCAGCGGCGGGTTGAGCATTTCCGGCATTGGCACGCAGCCTTGAATAAACTTGCCGACGCTCGGGATGAAGTCGGAAGGCTCAGCTCGGCAGCGGATCAGACCGATATCGATCTGCTCCTGGGTGCAGATGCCGTTTTCAATGAACGCTTGTAACCAGGTGGCTTTCGATTCCTTGTAGGCCTTCGCGTCCGGCCAAGCCTGACGCCATGCGGTGCGGATCGAACGAAGCTGGCGGAACAGCTGGTTGATCACCTTGCCGGTTTCGTGGGCCCGATCCTGCTGGGCCTGCACCGAAACTTCGGTCGCTGCGTCCATGAATTCGCCGTGGCGAACCTTGGTCACTGCCTGTGCCGCTATCGTGGAAACTGCTCTCATTTCGCACCCCCATTCATCCATTCGGTGTTTTCGTCGTCGAACTCGTCCGCAGCGGTAGGTGAAGAGGATCCCGCGGCCTTGACGCGCTCACGCTTGACCCAGGCGATCAGCCGGTAGCACCAGCCCGCAGTGCTGTCGACGGTCGAAGACTTGGCGACGAAGAACCCCTTGAAACCCGCGAGAAGTTCGTCAGTGACCGAGTCGTCAGGCAAGCCGGCGATGGTGAGTTGATCAGCCAACGCCTTTTCACTCGGTGCCCAGGTGGTGAACATGGCGAAGCGTTGGCGATCATCGGCAGCGAGGGCCTGACGATCCTGCTCGGCGATGACTTCGGAAATCTCGCGCTGCTGCTGCTCTTCGGTTACTTGATGGTTAATTGATGTATTGGGTGCAGTGGCTGCACCCCGTTCTGTCGTAGGCTGCACCCCGTGCTGTTGTGAGTTGCACCCCGTTGCGTCATTTGCACCCCGTTTTGTACGGGGTGCAGGATTTGCACCCCGCAATAGTTGAAGGTCGTAAACGACTGGGCGGCGGTCGTGACGGTCAATGTGCACGGCGGCAATGGCCTGATTGCCCTTCTGGATCAAACCGGACTTCTCCAGATCGTCCAACTTGTAGCGCACGGTCCGCTCGGACAGGCCGGTGTCTTGCGCCAGCGTAGAGGCAGATGGAAAGGCGCCAGCACCATTCGAACCGGCGTAGTTGGCCAGGCACAACAGCACGTGACGCGCGCTTGAGTCTTTCAGGGATTCGGTGGGCAGAGAGAGCGCCCAGGACATTGCTTGAACACTCACAGCGAGGCTCCGATATTGATTTCAGCCAAACGGGCAAGACCTTTCGGCGTGACCAATGGATCGAAGGCTGCGCGCTCAACGCCGGTTTCAGGATCAGCCTTCAAGGAAGTGACTTTGTGGATCATGTAGCCGGACGTGATACGCGGCTGGTAGGCCGTCCACCGGCCTGAGCCTGCTCGCCGAAAAATCCAGCGGTGCTGTTCCAGCCAAGCAAAGAGCTTCGATGGCTGGACCTGCAGGTGTTTGGCGGCGTCTGTTATGCAGATCGCACCGCCAGCGGCTGCCAACCGCTTGATGGCCGCAACCTTCGGCGCCTGATCGAGGATTACCAATCGAAGCGACTGGTTGTCCCGGGCCTGATCGGCTGCAGCCTGCAATGCTTCAGCGTATGTCGCCGGAATCTGGAAATGACCTACCTGAGATTCCAGCTCCTGCCAGCGATCAATGATCCGCGCTCGCAACTCAACGCTGTAACCCGAGACCACCACCAAGGTGTCGCGCTGTGACAGGAGGAACTCACGGTAGACCTGGCCGTTCTGCGGGTGGACATAGGGGGTGTCGTTTGAGGAAACGACACCCCTGGCAACGTAGCCACGGATGGTTTTCAGGACGTTGTCGTGCGTACTGCCCGTCAACTCGGCAATCTCGCGTGACGACATGGTGTGACACGACACCTTTTGCGAATTGCTCAAAAGTGTCGCGACATGGCGGGTATTGCCGGGGGTGCTCTGGTTGTGCATAATCGGCTCCACATGTTGTTGCTGTTTAAGAAGCCGGTCTAGCCACCGGCTTTTTTGTGCCTGTCGTTTGGGTGCTGGATGAATCAACAGCTAATCCGTATCGCTGCCCCGGCCCTGTTCCTTTCTGGATAATTGCCTCAACAGTCAGGCCGCCTGGTCTGGAAGACTCGGCCTCAGGTCACGAGCGAGAATCTTCCCGCCAGTTACGATCTCTGCCCGAAGCGCGACTTCTGCCGAACAACCATGAAGGCCGCGCACCCAGCCACTAACCGAACCCTGTTTAACGTTTAGGGCGGTAGCGGTCGCAGACTGCGAACCGAAATGCTCAACGAGCTTTTTGAAATTGGTATTCATCAAATCTCCGCCCATATAAAGGGATGCCTTTATGTTATGGAAAGGGATACCTTTTTGCAACTCTAAAGGTTGGCCTATAAATTGTCTGGCATGGAACTCAAAGACAGATTGAAGCGAGCGCGCAAAAACGCAGGCCTTACTCAGGTTGAGTTGGCTGAGCGCGCCGGTATAAAACAGGCCTCCGTTTCGGAGATCGAGCGCGGACTAACGCGAACTTCGGGGCACCTGATAAAGCTTGCCCAGATCTGCGGTGTCGATCCGGTTTGGCTTTCAGATGGCACCGGGTCACCGGAAGGCAAGTACTCGTCGCAGGCTGACAAGGCAAGCTCGACTATCGAATCAAACGCAGTGCTACTCGGCCCAATCGATGTGTGGGACGATGACACACCGCTGGATGACGACGAGGTTTACGTGCCGTTTCTCAAGGAAGTTGAGTTGTCCGCAGGCGCGGGAATTACTGCTGTACAGCAGTCACACAAGCAAAAGCTCCGATTTGGAAAGATGACTCTTCGTCGACAAGGCGTACAGCCTTCGGAAGCAGTCTGCGTAACTGTTGCCGGAAATAGCATGGAGCCAGTGCTGCCGGATGGCAGCACGGTCGGTGTGGATCGAGGCACGACGTCTATTACTGACGGAAAAATGTATGCTCTCGACCATGGCGGGCAATTGCGCGTGAAGACGCTTTACCGACTACCTGGCGGTGGAATTCGGATGCGTAGCTTCAATCGTGACGAACACCCGGACGAAGAGTACACACCGCAAGAAATGCTTCAGAAAGAAATCGCTGTCCTCGGCCGGGTCTTTTGGTCCTCGGTTCTTTGGTAGCTCTCACACGTATTAGCCCGCGTTGTCTAACCATGGAAGAAGATGATGAGAAAAATCGCAGGACTACTGGTTCTCCTTGCTGCCAGCAGCATGGCGTCAGCTGAAACAAAGAGCGTGACGGTCAGCGACTTTCAGAAAGGTTTTATTGAGACCGTCCAGGATTACTCGGCCCAATACGAAGCCGCGCCAAACGAACTGAAGAAATCTTCGGTCGCAAAAAAGAGACTCGACGCCTTCGCCAAGCTCAAGGGTGACCCGAGAAAGGTCGTCGGATGGTATGGCACCATTGATAAGCTCGGGACCAATGGCGATGGGGATGCATACCTCACAATCCGTATGCTCGTCGACAATATTACCGTTAGCACGTGGAACAACAGCCTGTCTGACTCTCGATCGAACACGCTGATTAAAAACGGTACCGCCTTATATGATGACTTGTCCGAGATGTCTGAGGGCAACGTGGTTATGTTTTCGGGTGCGATCGGCCAAGCCAAAAACCTTACAGAAAAGGGGAAATTGGTCGAGCCGGACTTTCTTTTTAAATTCACGAAAATTGAAAAAGTCGGCGACTCCACTACGAAGTAAGCCCCCGCCCTATTCTGAAACCCGGCCAATACGCCGGGTTTTTTGTATCCGCTAAAAAATATTCTCCGGCCGTGCCTCTATTTTACCAAGCACACAAAAAAATAAAGGCATACCTGTTGACTCTAAATAAAGGCTGCCCTATATTTTGCCTGTCGCCGGATAAACACCGGCCAGAAGGAAGGCAGCGATGAACCGGCCTCAACGGTTCAGAGGGTTGGCAACTGACCCGGGTGTGCAGCGTAAAGCACCGAAAACAGTTATCCGGCGGACTGAGTCGCGGTCGGAGCAACAACTTGATAGAGCCCGTACCGCGCCAGTAGCGCCGAAGGGACACGGACATTTTCGCTGATGCACCTGGTTGGCCGGGTGCATTGGGAAAACAACCGGGAGTCACAGCGATGCAATCAGAAATCGTAAATGGCGTGTGGAAAGGTCACCTCGGTCGTGGTCTAGCACCGCGAGAACTTCAGTTCCTCCTCTGGGTTGCCCTTGGGCTTACAGCGAAGGAAATCGCACGAGAGGCCGGCATATCGCCTGGCACCGTCGCGAAACGCCTGACCAACGCAATGTTCAAGCTCGGAGTGACTCGCCGTGCCGCCTTGGTCGCCGAGGCAATGCGCCGGCAGATCATCTCCCCTATGTGCCTTGTCCTGGTCACGTTGATGACCATGAACGCAGTCACCAACGTCCAGTCAGTCGAGCCAGCCCGCCGTGATCGTCGGCCACCGTCAGTACGGCTTGCCCAAATACGAATCACGCGCCGATCCGAAACGCTCGAAGCCGCGTAACTCAACCCGCGAGAAAAATCATGATCGATCTTGGACAAAAAGCGGAAGACACCGTAACCGGCTTCTACGGCGTGATCACGGCGCGCGCTCAGCATTTGCACGGGCCAGACACCTACCTGATCCAACCGCCGTGCGTGAGAAGCAACACCGAGGTTATCAAGCCGGAGTGGTTTGAAGAGTCGCAGATTCGGATTTTGAAGGACCGGCGATATCGCCGCGCATAACCGGACCACATCACTGCTGCACCTTGGCGACAGGGTGCAGCGGGATGATAACCAAGTGGGGGATACAGCAATGAGGACGGCCGTGTGCAACGCCATTTACTGGCTGATCGAGCCTCTGCTCGAAAGGCTGGACAAGCGTCAAGCAATGCGCGACGAGCAGATCCGTCGCGCATCTGCTCTTAAGGAAAGTTAGCGGCCCGGGAAAGACGGAAGCTTAGGAGTGATGGGGTTCGTGATTTTGGCAAAAACCCCGTAGATATGCCCGCATGAGGCACAACTCGCGACCTGAAACCATGCATCGCCACTTCCATGTTTTTGCTCGCTGTCGTGGCTATAGATGTGTTCAAGCCCAGCGATGTTACAGCCAGGGCATTTCGGTGTAGCGACTTCCTTAGTCATTCGGTGTTGCCTCAATAGTTGTAGGGACTTGAGAGGCTAGCACGGCCCGGCGTGGGTAAACATCCGGGCACCTAACAGCGCCACGTCAGCCTGACGATAACGGCCCTAACCCGGTGATGGTTGAGGAGATGGGTGGCCATCTCGAATCCGGTTAACCCACCCGAGCACCTGGTACTCCCCAGCACCAGGCCGCATCGGAGTGGACGTTGTGACAATGCCAGCACCGTGATTGCAAAGCGGAGTGCTTCAGCGTCCACCCCGATGCGGACGAACACCCGGCCATGCGCCGGCCACCTGCATCACCGCAACACAGCAGATGAAGCGCAGTAAGCGCCAACTACATATCGTTGCCAGGATACGGAAGCGGTGCACGTTGAAAGCCCGCTAGGTCATAACGCCTGGTAAGGGGACGATTCGTCAGCCCCTGACATCTGCAACCCACTCAGTCGGTGGCCACTGCCTGCCCAGTGAGCGAGCAATAGGAGGATGACCATCATGAAATAGACCATAACCCGAAAATCGCTGCATCTGTGAAAGGCCCGAACGTCCACGGGCCTTTCTTTTGCCTGCCTTTATCCGTCAGCACTCTCTCCTGCGCCAATCGGCAACCAGTAGGTGGCCCGAGTGCTGACGAATAACCGCAACCAACACCGAGGGATAAGCCATGCATCCATCATTTCAAGAGCGCATCGACGAACTCGGTGCGCTATTGCAACAAACCAATGCCGCGCGCGGCGCGTTCTTCGGCCGTACCAGTCGCCAGATGCCACCCAAACCGGTGCGCTTCCAGGTCACGGGCGAAAGCGTCGGCATGTTCCAGATTGTCGACCTCACCACCGGCAAGACTCGCGCCTTCCGCCAGGGCTATAAAGCTGCTCACGACCTCGCCATGCAGTTCGAAGCAAAGGCCAATCGCCTCCCCGGAGGTGCGCAGTGATCGGTGTGCCAATGCCCCACCCGCGAGACTCGATCATCGAGGACCTCAATCAAAAGCTCGAGCAGTTCTTCGGCGCCGGGAAATCGGTGCAGGAAATCGCCAGCGGTGTCAGCGCTGAAGTGCCGATGTTCACCACCACTCACAGCAACAAGCTGCGCGCCGAGCGGGACAAGATCGCACCCAGGCTGAAGGAACTGGCCAAGGCCGGCACACCAGTCGCCAAGGCCGCTAAAGAGTGCGGCATGGAAGCCAAACGCGCCAGGCTCATCGCCCGCGAGAACGGTTTCAAGTTCAAATCATGAGACGCCTCAGCAACCAGGTGCGCCAGCGCCGACGACAGACATGGCTGGATATACCGGCCCACGGAATTGAAGAGGCAGGCCATGGCCGAGGAACAGCAGGAGCCGACGGCGGAAGCCATCAAGCAGCGCAAGAAGCGCGAGAAGGAAGCGGCCAAGAATGCCGCGCTGGGCGTCGAGAAGTTTACCGTTGAGGTGGCCGGCGTGTTCAAGCCAGACCTCAAGCGGGTGATGACTGCCCACGGCATCAACAACCAGCAAGAGGTTTACCAGCTGCTGCTGATGAACCTGATCTCCGCCGACTTTGAGACACAAGCCACGATGCTCCGCTGTGTCACGACACCTTTTGTCATAACCGAAAAAGTGTCGCGATTGATTGAGGCGGCCGGTATTAAGTCGTTCGCCGACGATCCTCCCGAGCCTGAAGACGAAATAGAGCATCCAAATTGATGTTAATTTTCACTCCATTTTTTTTGCTCGCTCCCATTCTGTTTTTAAGATCCTCTGAGTCAACAAAACTATTTCTTCACAAGCTTTTATAGCACCGCCATTCACGCTGCTGGCTTTTGAGAGAGCGAAACGTACCGGTATCATAAGCTCTTGAAATGCTGGCTCATCTGGATTAGATAAAAGTTGTATCTTTGCGCATAGAGATAGGCCGGATAACATTAACCTCCTATTTTCTTCAGCCCATGCCGCAACTATGTTTGCGGCCGCCGATTGATCGCGAGCATCAACTTTCGCGACAAAGACCGAATGTACTTCTTTACTTTCGGCATGAACCTGCAAAAGCCCAATAGTTGCCACGTACTCGGCACAAGTTGCGCGCAATTCATTTATCCAATTTTGACGACTATCCTTTAACGCGACTGCCCGCGCCAACTTCTCTTGACTGATCAAAGATTTTTTATAAGTGGCCAGAGAAACCCAAGAACCTGCTATCACGGCGACAATAGTCAACACAAAACCGAACACTACTGTCCAATCGGTTCCGGTGTCCACTACAGCCTTTATCTCTGGGATTCTGTTAAGCGTCATCACCATATTTTCAATCGTCACCTTTCCACCCCAGCCTTGTTTTTCATCCAGAACAAATACCCCAACCCAAACCAAATTGCCACCACCGGTCACGGAGGACGGCGCCTGACTGGAGATTGACCATGGGACTACCTGTCGCTGCTCTCAGTGATGAGGAGCTGATTCATTACGCGGGCATCGACGAGAATGCCCAGGTTGAAATGGCGCGCCGATCAGTCGAGTACCGAGGCACCTACCTCGGTGAGATCAACGTGCTCAAGGGAGAGATTGAAGATCTCCGGTCTCAGCTCGAAGATGCCGAGGGCGACAGCGCAACGGCGGATGACATGCAGGAATGCATTCAGCGCGTGTACGACCTGCTGAAAGGTCATGCCGATATGAGCGTTGGTGAATTGGCTGAAGCGGTTGATGAGGTGATTGGCGAGATATCGGACTTCGCCCGCTGACCCGCCCTCACCTATTGCGCTGTTAGTCAGGAATGGTAAATCCCCTTTCCCATCATCGTGTTGCCAAGGTGAAAAAAACCAGACCCATCATCTATCGAAAACATGACAGTGGTTTCGGCGAGAAGATCGCGAAGTGCTTGAAGCTCCGCAGGATCAGTCGGCATCTTTATAAGAATCGATGAGACCATTGCATCATCTAGCCTATCCATTTGGATGTATTCATAGCCAGCCAGAGATTTTCGTAGGGAATGGTGACCACCAATCTCTTTACCTGAAGAAACAAGCCTCGCACAAACGGTGAACGCAAATGCGTAACCCGTGATTACCGGATCTGGAATTGGCGCGTCCTTCCACTCATGACCGTCTTTACTTTCGATCATGTATGGGCCCTCACCAATGTACTGGCCATAGTTCTCCACGAGATAAGCCATTTCATAGGTCGATTTCACTGTCGAGGCTATCTCCATAACTGGCGTACTCATGCTGACAACGAGCATAGATGCTGCAGCTAGGCCTCTCAGGTAGGCCGGCAAGTCATTTTTCTGAACGAGCTGTCTCATAGCGCACCCTCTGTTCCGGCTCCATGCCGGGCCGAACACAAATAACCCACTTCAACGAATCACGCCAGCCTGCTTATCGTCGCTTCATCTCAGTGCGAGCGGCAATTTCTGGAACGCTCTCTGATGGAGAAATAATCGTCTCAATGCTTATGTCTTTGTCATCCTGATAAAATTTACGAGAAATGCTGGCTAATGATTTTCCCGTGCGCCTGCTTTCCTGGATCATGTTATAGAGGTCATTTCCATTGATCGTACCTTTATCGGACATGATCATCGTCGAGAATCCAAACCCTGCTTGATCTTCGTTCTCTGAAGAAACTGTACTTTCAATAATCAATTCAGGATCAATTTTCATAGCGTCAGCCATTCCAGCGCCATGCACACCGAAATCAAAGTTAAAGCCTGGCTCTCTGCGAAGGCGAAAAGACAATAAATCTGCGTCACTAAACGGTAGGTGATAGTCGTTAAAATTTATAAACTGACGTCCGTCTATTCTCATTTGGAAGTGATAGTGTGGAAAGTTTGAATGGTCTCCACCATGACCGACAAAATCATTAGCAGAGCAGTCAAAGGTCCATTCGATATTTTTCCACCGTATTGTTGAGCTCAGAACCTTTCCCTCAGGCGCCTCTTGTTCCAGATCATTAATATTTGCAAGGAGCCTCTCCTCGTTGGCACACCATCGTAGATATGCAGCAATTTGCGTATAGCCAAACTTTTCGCTAACAAGCTTTATATCCTTGGGCTTGAACTTCCCAAATCTAAGTAGCCAATGCAGGCATGGCTCCTCTTTACTTACAGTCTTAAAATCCTTTCCGCAAAGATAACACTTGCCCTGCTCATACCCTTGTCGAAACTCTGCGTGTTGAGAACGATGCTCTGCGTCAACTTCAGCTTGCCATTGCTGACGCTCCTCCTCACTCATCGAATCGAAGTGATCTCTTGCATTTGCTGCTGCTTGCTCTAAATCGACTGGCATTTTTAGCTCCTGATGATGGCGGTAACTGCAATTGCCCCCAGCGCGTTACTCGTATCCTGAACTTCCAGTTTCGACGCTTCAAGTAGTTCTCTTATTAGTTGTATCAGTCCGTTCGTCGCAAACTGACGAACGCCGCGACCTGCCTGCATCACACCATTCCATAAAAGTCATTCAAGATCCCAACCGCCCGGGCATGCCCCGGCATAGGACGCCCCATGCCCACAGCAATCGATTTGTTCGCCGGTCTCGGCGGATGGTCAACCGGTGCCCGCAGTGCCGGCATCGACGTACTCTGGGCCGCCAATCACTGGCCGGTCGCGGTTGAGTGGCACAGCGCCAACCACCCGAATGCAATTCACATTTGCCAAGACCTGCACCAGGCGGATTGGTCGAAGGTTCCGGCCCACGACATCTTGCTGGCCTCGCCCTGTTGCCAGGGGCATTCGAAGGCGCGCGGCAAGAAATCCGGGAATGCTCAGCACGACGCATCGAGGTCAACAGCCTGGGCGGTTGTGTCAGCGGCCGAGTTCCACCGGCCAGAAGTGGTGCTGGTCGAAAACGTCGAAGAGTTCACGGACTGGGCTTTGTACCCCGCTTGGTCGCAGGCCATGGCAGCGCTCGGTTACATGCTCGCGCCACATGTCGTTGATTGCGCAGATCTCGGTGTGCCCCAGCACCGCGTTCGCCTTTTTCTGGTCTGCACCCGAAGCAAAGCACCACTGAACCTTCAGCTTCACCAGCGCCGGCATGTTCCTGCTTCATCTTTCATCGATTTCGACGCGGGCAAATGGAGCAAGGTCGTGAAGCCTGGCCGAGCTGAGTCGACGCTACTCCGCGTGAAGAACGGCCGTGAGCGCTTCGGTGATCGATTCATCATGCCCTACTACGGATCAGGCTCTGGCCTGACTGGTCGCAGCCTGGATCGACCCATTGGCACCATTACTACGCTGGACCGGTGGGCATTGGTGCGCGGCGATGAGATGCGAATGCTCTCGGCGAATGAGGCGCTTGCCGCCATGTCTTTCCCGACCGACACCAAGCGCCCAGACAATCACCGGCTGACGATGCACATGGCAGGTAATGCGGTACCACCGCTGGCCGGACAAAGAATCATTGAGGCGCTGAAAGTCGCAGCCTGACCCGCCCTCACTTATTGCGCGGGTGCCTTACGCATTACCTCGGTCGTACCATTCCACAGCGAACTTGACCGCAAGTTCTTCAGACTCTTCGATGCTTTTAAAGGGCCGTCAATTTTCCCGATGACCTTTTCGCCTAAATCAGAATTCACGGTTACGTGAATCCCCGCCGGAATTGGATCGTGGTCTTCGCCCCATACAGGCTGCGCCATAACCTTCTTACCTGCTCCCTTGCCGCTTTCAATGGTGAGAATTTTTGTCCACGGACGATCAGCATTCATAGCTTCTCCTTGATCCTTGCTCCGAGCCGAAGCATCAACGAATAGCCCATAAATCAAAATCTCTCCACTCCACCGCCCGGGCATGACCCGGTATAGGACGCCCCATGCCCAGAGAAAACAGAATTGCCGAGCCGCAAACCGAAGTGAGGCGCTACCGATTCAAAGGGGCGGCCAGCGAGTACGTCTACGCCGCAGACTTCGACAACGCCACCCGATGCTTCCTCGACGCTGCCGAGCGCTGCCTTGCAGCTGAACGCCGCGAGCAAGCCCTCCAACTGCGCCTGAACGCAGCGGACCAGCGGGTGGATGTACTGGAGGCTCAGTTGTGTCGACTTTCAAAAATTGGCGATCAGATCAGATCGCAAGACAACCGCTGCACCGACCAGCCGTTGTTTGCAGTGATGGAGAAGCGGGGGCTTCCAACGCTTGATACCCACGACCACGACCGCATCGATTGGGTAGAGACGGAGAGTGGTGATTACTGCCTTGCAGACGACACGAAGGCACGGCGGTTAGAGGCTCTTCATCAGGCCGGTCGCGATACACCAGGTTGGGAGCGTTACGCGATGAAGGATATTGACGTGTTTGTGACGGCCTGTTTCACCGAGCAAGGCTGCAAAGATTTTCTGGCGCGTGATGGCCATAACCACAACAGGCCATTCATCTACGCATTCGGCAGCTATCGCAACGCCGAGTACCAGGCTGTGCGGGACTGGCTGAAATCACTGCCTGAAACGTCGACGCTTGCCGCCTCCCGATAGGAGCACATCTGCACTCCACCACGAAATATGGCTATCACGCCTGTGAGCGCATAGGCAGTTGACACAGACCCTGCTCAGCAAGTCGGCGCGCTTTTCCAACGCCCCAGGACAGGGCTCGCGTCATCGACTCGCCGCGCCGGCAGTCGACGGCTTCTTCATAGAGCGCAATGCCGGTCGCCGCATACAGCCCGATAAACAATTGAGTAGCGCCGGCAGTGGACAGCCTCACCTGAACGTCAAAGTGAGTTCCATCGTCGAGCTCTTCACTATGTGTCCGGGTGTAAAGATTTGGATCTGCCCATGCCCAAAAAGCGCTGCCTCTGGTACGCATCTTGTTGTCCCTCCTGCCAGCGAACAAATAAGGCACAACCATGGTTCACGGGCAAAAGAATGAAACATGGCCACTGCTCAGGCCAATAAATTCTCATTATTAAAATCCTCCCCCGTAACTGCCAGCCGCTATAGCGGCAAGGACGAAGTCATGCCTGAAGAAATCAAAACCGCTGACGAGGTATGGTCGGCCAATGACGAGATGTTCAACTGCGACAGCCTCTGTGAACTGCTGGATGAGAATGACGAGATGGAAGTCGGTGCCGTCGTTTGGAAGGGAGACAAGATCCCCATCGACATCACCGACTACGTCGATGCGGGCGAAATCATCGAAATGCTCGGTGAGCGCGCCTACGACGATGTTGGTGAAGTCGCTGAGGACTGGCCCGATGTATCAGCCGAAGCCCGTCAGGAACTGGATGCGCTTCTGAGTGCATGGGTCAGCAAGCATTGCACTGCCACCTTCTACCGCGTGCGCAACGTCGTCGAATACAAGATCACCGCCGAGGATCTGGCTGAGCAGGTGACCCCATGATCGCCCTCGCCTGGTTCGCCTACGTGTATTGCTACAGGGGGAGGCAGTGATGACCGACAAGATGCGAGCTACCTGCGAATTCTTCTACGGAATCCCGTTCGATGAGTGCGATGCTTTCATGCAGAAATCTTGGGAAGCAGCCTGGAAAGCCTCCCGCGAAACTCTGGTTATTGAGCTGCCACCACCTTACCCAGAGCCAGAAGAACCAGAGTTCGGACTGGATGACAGCCACATGGACGCCTATCACGCGGCTAACGGTATGCGTCATGCCTGTTCAGAGTTCATCAAGGCCGTCGGCCTGAAGGTGAAGACATGATCCATCAGCCGAAAGGCGGCATGTGTGCCAGCTGCGTACACGCCCACCGCAATTGCAGCCACCTCCCATTCAGCACCATGCCGGCGCTCGCCCGTGACGCTCAGACCGTGATCGTCCGCTGCACTGACTTCCAGCGGCGCAAGTAAAGGTTCACCCCACCAGCCACCTCAGGAAGGGAGCTGTATAACGCAACTGGCGAGGCGAACCGATAAACCTTAGTTCACCCGCTCAACCTGCCTGACGCCCTTCATCTGATTTCTACAACTCAACCAGCCTGCCGGTGAACGGCGGGGAGGAATTCTGCATGCCTGAAATCAAGTGCGACCACGGCCACGTAACCAATGTCAGCACGCCGGAATGGATCGCTCAACTCACCCTTGACCAAATGCGAAGGGCTGTCGAGCTGATGAGCGAGAAGATCAAGGCAGCAGAGGCGCAGCCACAGCGGGTTATTTGGCGAGTGTGCTGCGGCGGCTTATGCCTTGCCAATTACCGGGATGACGAATACGAGAAAGCAGCCGATCACCTGCAGCGCATCTTCAAGGAGTCATTCATGGAAGAGGCGCCGGATTACGTGAAGAAGCCGTACGGGACGGAAACTTTCCGTCGATCAATGCCGAGCATCGAGATTGAACGAGCAACCCAGTTCGAATACGACACCGAATGGTTCCCCACCAAGCCCGAATAACCACCTTCTGCCGCCACGCGCGGCATGGAGCATCATCATGGCAGCAGCAGAACAGATACCGGTTGAGTACCTGTCCGATAAGGTCGCCGAGAAGAACTTCGCGGAGATGGTCGGCACGACTCGCCGCGCCCTTCAGGGTAAGCGCCAGCGCAACATCATCCCAAAAGGGGTATGGAACGAAATCGATGGTCAGATTTACTACAGCATAAGGAGATATGAGGCATGGCTAGAAAGCCTTTGGGATTGCCCGCCGGAGTTGAATTCGCGGGCCAGTCAGTCCGGATTCGCTTCACCTGGAACTTCCGCCGCTGCGAGACCCTCCCCTATCCCCAAACGCCAAAAGGCATTAAAGCAGCCGCAGATCTACGCGCTACAGTAATCAGCCTCATCAAGCACGGGGTGATGGACGACCAGCGTTACGCCGAGCTGTTCCCGAACTCAACCTACTCCACCTATTCCGCCACTCCCCTGTTCGGGGGATACGCTCAAACCTGGCTCGATAGTCGGGAGGTGGTGGGTGGCACCCGGAAAAACTACCGGATATCCCTCAACCTTTATTGGATGCCTCACTTGGCGTTGCTGCCGATTGATCAAATCAGTTCGGCAATGCTGCGAAAAATTGTGAGTGAGACGCCGTGGAAATCTTCAACGGTGAAACGCTCGGCGATCCAGCGCCTGCACACGATGTTTGAATGCGCGGTGAATGACGAACTGATCACGCGGAACCCGGTCGGCTCGATTGAACTGCCGGTGAAGGCGAAAAAACCGGTGGACCCGTTTACGGTAGTGGAGGCGGACTTGATCATCGGGCACCTATATAAGGTGCTGACCGGTTCGATGCTGGTGTACGCGGCGTACTTCGAATTCGCGTTTTACACCGGCATGCGGCCAGGGGAAATAGCGGCGTTGCGCTGGGATGAGGTAAATACAGAGGGGCGTGTCGCCAACGTGTGTCGGATCGTCGCGGACTACAAGATCGAGGAGCGCACGAAAACCCGCGAAGCGCGGCGAGTCATGCTGAACAGCAGGGCATTAAATGCGATTGAGGTGGCCAAGAGTGTGGCCGAGTTGAGGGCGAAGCAGAGCCGGCGACAGCACAAACACTCGCCGTACGTGTTCCCGCCGACCAAGAGCTTTGAGTTCATCCAGCAGGCCAGCGTGACGGACAAACACTTCAAGGCGGCACTGGCCGCATTGAAGATCAGGGCCAGACGGCAATACAACTGCCGTCACACATACGCTACCATGTGCCTCATGGCAGGCATGAACCTCGGGTTCATAGCGAATCAGCTCGGCCACAGCGTGCAAATGCTACTGTCGACTTACGCCCGGTGGATCAATTCCAGTGAAGACTGGAGCGAAGTCGGGAAGCTTGAACAAAGCCTGATTGGTACAAAATTGGTACAGACAGAAACCGTACCCCTCTAGAACCCATACGGAATAAAGCTCTGTGACACTGGAACAGAATTACACCGCGATTCTATAGGGGTAAGGCAAAGTACT